TAAAGATTGTAAATGGTGGGGCAGGGTACACTCAAAATGCAACTTCAATTAGAATATCCCCATTAGGATCTGGAGTAAAATTAAAAGCAAATCTTCAAAGTTGGACTATTAATGAAGTAGATAAACTTGGATATACTAATGTAGAAAAGGGAATTCTTTTTGGCAAAAAATATTCATTGTTTGGAAATGTGTTTGGACTATTTTTCCTAAACACAGACATAAGAACACAATTAGGAATTTCACAGACTCCAACAGCACACTCTCCAATAGTTGGGTGGTCTTATGATGGATGCCCAATTTATGGTCCATTTGGATTTACTAATGCAGATGGCACTGGTGGATTGTCTAGAATGAGAAGTGGTTATAGCAAAACCAAGATTAGTCCATCTTCATCATTTGATTGTATAGAAGATTATAAGTTTACAAATAGTGGAACACTTGATAAGCATAATGGTAGATATTGTGTAACTCCTGAGTATCCAAATGGTGTTTATGCATACTTTTGTACTTTAGATAACAACAATATTCCAGAGTTCCCATATGTCATTGGAGATGAATACAACTTTACTCCAAATCCTGAAAACTTTAATTTAAAATATAATCAAACTATCAATTTCAACACATTAGATATTGATAAATGCACTAAACCCTATAGAATAGATGATAAAGAAAGTGGATATGAATATTTTAATTTCTTGGAAAGTGGGATTGTTAATGATGCTATTATTACAGATTCTACTCAAGGAAAAGTAGATAGTCTACTAATAGCAGATAGTGGATCTAATTATGAAGTAGGAGATTCCATAGTATTTGACAATACTGGAACAGGTGGTTCTGGGGCATTGGCAAAAGTAATAGAAGTGTCTGGGGTAGGAGTAAATACTTTCAGAAGCACTTCAACAACATTTAATAATGTAACCTTTACATCTGATAATGGTAAAATAGTTGCTATAACTACATCTTCACATGGATTAATAACTGATTATTATATTAGTATTTCTGGATTGTCTACATCAATTTATCCAGATGCACAAGGATTTAAAAAGATCACAGTAGATCAGATTACAGTAGGTCTATCAACTTTCTTACCAGATAGCACTGTCACTGGATTAGTTACATCTATTCAAATTAAAGAATCTATTTCCAACTTTAAGGTAGATTCTAAGATTAAAATTGAAAATGAAACACTAACTATTATAGGAATTGATAAGATAAACAATTTAATCAATGTATTAAGAGATTCTGGATCTCCAGGACACCTTCAAAATACACCAGTAACGCTACTGCAGAATGAATTTACTTATGATAATTCATTAAAGTATGTTTTACCTGAACCAAATATATCTTATTATTTTAAATCCTCAGACGCAGTTTCTGTGGGACTTGGAACTACTCCAGGTTCAGGAAATACTTTATCCATAGTTCCATTTGGTCCAGGGGTTTCTGAAACTAAATTTGTAAGAACTGCTGGAATTTTCTTACCTGGACACCAATTTAAAGATGGAGAAAAGGTAACATATACTTCATCTACATCAACTATAGTCAGTAATTTTGGCAATCTAGACCAAATTGCAAATCTTTATATTGTAAATCTAGAAGACAATGTAGTTGGATTGGTAACAGACAAGAAAAATATTAAAAATTTGACTAATCTACTGTATTATAGTGCTGCAGGAACTGGAAACACTCATAAATTTACTACAAACAGACAAGTAGTTACTGGAATTGCAACAATTACCAATGTAATAGTATCTACTGCAGCAACTCATGGATTGTCTGTGGGAAATATTGTTAAACTTTATGCCACATCTGGCATAACAACTGATTTTGTAGTTGGATATTCTACAGCAACAAAGAGAGTGTCTGTAAACTCATCAACTAATCCAAGAATTGATGTTTATGAAAATGACATAGTTAGATTTGATATAACTTCTGCAACTCTAGGTGGAACAGAATTTAATTTCTACACTGATCCAAAATTTGAAAATAAGTATTTTGGAACTGGAAGTGGCATTGAAGTATCAAAATCTGCGAATTATGTAACATTAGAAATATCAGATCATACACCAAGACTTTTATACTACAACTTAGCATCAACAACTAAACAAGTTTTTTCTGATACTACAGTAACTAATGCTAATACTTTGGTTATCAATAAGAGTGCATATAACAATAGTGGATTTATAAGTACATGCACTTCTAACACATTTACTGTCAATTATCCATTAAACTTAGAAAGACCAAGATATACAAGACCAACCTCTACATTATCATATAGTGTGTTATCTACTGGAATTAAGGGAGCAATTGTTGCTACTAGATTTAATTCTAAAGGGAGCAATTATAGAAAAATTCCATCTATTAAAGGTATAGTGACCAAATCTGGTACTGGTGCTTCTTTAATAGCAAATAGCAATAGTATTGGAAAAATTAAAAATCTACAAATTTTAAATACAAAATCAATTTACCCATCAGATAGAACTCTGAGTCCAATATCCAATATTTTCTCTACTGTAAGAGTAAAAGATAATTTTCAGGTTGGTAATGTTTCAATTTTAAGTGGTGGTAGAAATTATCTGACCCCTCCAATTTTAAAATTATACAATAAGAAAGAAAATACTATTATTTCAAACTTCTCTGCAGCTGCTATCTTAAAAGATAGTTTTGTAGACTCTGTAACAGTATTAAATCCAGGATCTGGACTTAAATATACAGATAATCAAGTTATCACTACAAATCATACTAATGGAATTAGAATTTTAGGAGTTTCTGCTTCTGGAGTTTCTGCTCCATTCTTGGTTACTTTGACTTTAGAAACTCCACTAGTTGGATTTACCACTGACAATCCTTTAGATATTAAAGTTGGTGATAAAATTTTAGTAGAAGGTGTTCAACACATTATTGGAACTGGATACAATTCAAGCAATTATGAGTATGAACCATTTACAGTAACTTATGTAGATCAAGCATTAAGTTCACCAGATGCTGCTCAAATTAGATATGAATTGAATACCAATCCAGGATCATTTGTAGAAGCAGGATCATTTGATGCTAAAGTAGTAAAATATGATTATGTGCCACAATTTGAAGTCTCTTTAGTAGAAAGTGAGTTCTTTAATTCAGAAAAAGTTGATGGTGCTCAAATTATAGATAATGACAACAATACAAAAATTACCAACTTAATTAAAGTAAAATCTGCAGATAGTTTATCCAAAGATCAAGTAATTTTTGGACAATCATCCAGATCAAGAGGGAAAATCTTTAGTATTGATAATTTTACAACATCTTTCAAGGTAGATTCTAGTGTTTCTGAAGAGGTAGGTTGGAAAGACTTTAAAGGAAATCTATCTTCAATTCTTCAAAAATTACCAGATAATGACTATTATCAAAAATTCTCATATTCATTAAAGAGTAAAGAACAGTTTGTAACTTGGGATCCTATTGTTTCTGATTTGTCTCATGTTTCTGGATATAAGAAATTTGGAGATTTGATCATTGAATCCATTGGTGTTGGAAGTAGTTTGCCAATTAAGTCTGATGCACTTTCTCAAATTAATGTCTTCTTAGAAGGATATGGAAATGTAAATACTGTTTCTGGATTTGATTTAGTTTCTGAAGAAGATGTTGATGATAATAATGGAGATTACTCTGAATATCTGAAATTTAAGAGCAAAAAACTATCAAACTTCTTATTATCTGTAGAAAATAGAGTCCTTTCTATAGATGATATTTCTGGATTATTTGATAATGATACTTTCCCAGTTGTAAGTATTCCAATTGATACAGTTGATTCTAATAATACAACTGTACTAAAATACATATTCTTTATTGCATCAACCACATCATTCTTTGGAACTTTTGAAATTCCACAACTACTTGAAGTATTTGTCACTAGGAATGGAAATGATGTAAATCTAACATCATATGCTTATTACTATAGTGGAGAAAATAATCAAATTACAGTTCTTGGCGATATTGAATCTGATGTTAATGCTACAAACTTTGATGAAATTGTAATTTCATTCTTACCAAAGAGTCCATTCAACAGTTATGCAATTAGAGCAATTAAAGAAGTTGCTCAAACTAGTGTTGGGATTACTACTCAACATATTGGATATAATAAAAACATTGAAGTTACTGTTGGATATGCATCTTCAGCATCTCCAACAACTCAGGTTTTATATTCAATTCCACAATCAGAGTGTAAGTCTGGAACTGTTTTCTTAGGAATTTCTTCCACAACAAAATCAGTACAACATGCCATTGAAATGTCATTCATAAAAGTGGATAATGACATTAATTATAATGTGTATTCAGAACAAAATTACATGAATCTTGGATCTGTTGGTATTACCACTAATGGATCTAACATTGAATTTACTTTTGATCCAGTTGCTGGAATAGGAGTTACAGTACATGCTAATTTAAATCTTTTAGTTAATACCCTTGCATCTCCAAATATAGTATTGAATGAATTAACTAGATTAGAAAGTGATGTAGTTACTTTCTCTGGCACTGGTCCTCAAACCATTGCTAGTGTAACTGATGATTTTGCTGCAAGTAAATTAACTTTAGAAATTGAAAAGACTGTAGGATTAACCACAGAAAGATGTTTGGTTCAATTAGATACAATTCATTTTGAAAATTATTTAAACATCACAGAATATGGATTTACAGGCAATCTCCAATTAAATGAGTTTACATTTGATTCTACTTATAATTCTGGAACAGGAATTTACATTTTAACAATGGAAGCAGAAGACTCTGCAAACTATGTGGTTAAGTTCTATCAAAGAAGCATATCCAACCCTAATTAAAATAAATACTTTAAAAAATGCCTACGCAAGATATTGGTGCAATCTATACTCCTTCCATTTTTGGTAGAACGTCATTTCCCTTACAGCATAAAGGAGATCCAATTTTCTTTAAGAAATTTGATGCAGCAAATTCAGCGATAGTCAGTTTACCAAATGATACCATTTATATTCAAAATCATTTTTTCAAAACTGGAGAACCACTAAAGTATACATTTGCAACTGGTTCTGCTATTGGCATTGATAGTTCTAGTCCAGGAGCAGGGTCTACCTTAACATCACTTCCTGGAATTGTATATCCAGTAGTGGTGGATAAAGATAGATTTAGAGTTTCTCTTGCTTCTTCATTGGCATTGAACAATCAATATGCAGATTTAATTTCTTTAGGAATTGGCACTCAGCATTCTTTTGAAGCATTTAAGCAAAATACCAAGTGTTTAATTAGTATAGACAATATTATTCAGTCTCCAATTTCTGTAGCAGCAACTGTTGGTATTGTAACTTATTCTAATATTGGAATCACTGTAGATAAAATTAAAAACATTAGAATTGGCACAAATATTAGAATTGGAATTGCAACTGTTGCTCAAGAAATAGTCAAAGTTTCTGCAATTAATTATGCAACTAAGCAACTTTCAATATCTAGAGGAATTGAAATTTTAGGAACTCCTCAAATTAATTTTACAGATGAAAATGTTTTATCTTCATATGCAGAAATTCTTTCTGGAAATTATAACATAGTAAAGGATAAAATCTTTTTCACTGCTGCTCCTTTAGAGGGAACTAGCACCAACTTCTTTATTCCATTAAGTGATATTGATTTTGGATTTCACAGTTTTTCTATATTGACCAATGATTTAAAAACTGGATCAGAAATATTTTTCTTCTCAAATAACCCCCCACAAGAATTAGAAAATGGGAAAAAATATTATATTATTAGAAATGGTAACAATAATTTTAGTTTGGCTGCAACTTTTGTAGATTCTCTAAATGGAGTAAAAATTCAATTTACTAATCAAAGTGGAAATCTTTTCCCTGTAGATGGATTTCAATTATTTGCAGTATCCTCTAGAGATAACAGTAACTTTGAGGGAAGAGTATTCTTAAAGTCAAATTATGATGGAAATTATGTATTTGATGATCTTTCAGAACAGTTTACAGGTATTACCAGTTCATTTGAATTAAAAGTTTCTGGTATAAGCACTGTAGGGATTAAATCTGATAATGGTATAGTATTAATTAATAATGTCTTCCAATATCCAGAATTTGATGAAGCATTTGTATACGAAGAAGGTGTAGGAATTACAAGTATTACATTCTTAGGATCTGCAGCATCTAAACCTTATGATGTGAATGTAAAAGGTCTTCCAAGAGGTGGAATTATCATTTCCTATGGATCTACTGGTGGATTTAATTATCAACCCCTTGTTGCTGCTGCAGGAACAGCTATAGTGTCTGCTGGTGGAACTATTGAGTCAGTTTTAATTAACACTCCAGGTTCTGGGTATAGATCTGGAATTACAACTTATTATGTAACATTTGATGATGGTGAAGGAAATGGATCTGGGGCTTTAGGAGAAGCACAAGTTAATAATGGGCAAGTTGTTTCAGTAGGGATAATTACTGGAGGTAGTGGATATTTAGTAGGACTTTCTACATACACTGCCAGATTTGATTCTCCTATCCCATATGAAAATGTACCTTTATCTGGATCTGCAGCAGGAATAGGAGCTTCTGTTTCATTTGAAATTACTCCACAAGGAAGCATTGAAAAACTCATATTCTCAAATCGTGGATATAATTA